CGGCCGAGCTATGTGTGCGCGCGCACGGCGTTCAGTCAAGCATCGGACATCTGGAACGTTGGACTGCTCGGATTCAGGTCTTGGGACGCGTCGTTGCTGACGACGGCGCAGCCAGGCGTATGCGCGAGCGGAGTGCCGAAGGGGTTGTTGCTCTCAACTTCGCCTTTCGGTTATTGGTTCGTCGCAAACGGCCAGCGCGTCATCATCGTGACAAAGATCGGCACCGTTTATCAGATGGCCTATATGGGATTCGGTATGCCTTACGAGCCGCCCAGCGTGCATGCATACCCGATGCTGATCGCAGGGTCGTTCAAGAACACCGGGCAACGCTATTCGTTGACGCAAGGCGACTACCGCAATCCAACAGACCCGGGCAACGGCGGCATGGCCGCCTATTACCCGGACTCGGTTTGGCGCGAGCACTCCAATCGCACATCCGGCAGCAACAACGAGGGCAACATCGACAATACGGCCGGATTTGAGGGGAAGGTCTGGCCGACGAGCTACAACGACAGCACCACTGCCATAGATTTCCTGCGCGAGAATATTGACGCGAGCAGATTCCTTATGCCGTGCGTGCTGTTCAACACCAGCCCGCGCCACACTTGGGGCGAGTTGGACGGGCTGTACTGGACGACTGGATTTGGCGCAACGGCAGAAACGATCATCCGCGAGGATCGTTTCGATCACCTGATGATTCCGAACGTCTTCCGCAGCGGCGCGAAGGATTACGGCGCAGTGCGCCTAGATTGAGATTGAGCCATGGCCTACGAAACCGCATCGGCGAATGACCCGAACGATTTGATCGACAAGCTCCGCATCTTCGCGTTGGCGAACGGCTGGACGGTTGACTACAACGGCGGCCGCACCAATCCTGGAGGCGGCCTACAGGCTGGGTCGAACAACGCGGTCGCCATGCACAAGGACGGGCTCTACGTCGTCTTCTATCAAGACACGAGCAGCAATAGCGCGGCAAATCCAACGCCGCGCGTGGCTAACTACACGTACCCTGGCCCATGGGTATCCGGTAACGGCTCTGATGCTCAGGCCAACAAGACAATGACGACGACGGCAAACAGCATGTCTGGGCCTTACACCGCATATCACTTCTTCGCCGACCCGGCACGCAATTACCTGCATTGCGCGGTTGAGGTTGTGTCAGGACGCTTCACGCATTTCCATGTTGGCACTCTCGATAAAGCTGGGGGCGGCCAGGCGGTCGCGTACAACTGCGCCCTACGATGGAACTTCACAACGACACCAAACTACATAAACACCATCTCTAGCCAACAGCACGGTGTTCCGTTCGATGACTTGAACAATGGCGGCAGCACCTGGACTGGGACGGCTGTTCGCGTTGATAGCGATGGCGTTACGCCGCGCAACCAACAAATGTACGACTCGGACGCGACGCAGGCTAAGGGAGGCTTCGTAAGTGCTGGCGGGCAACGCCTGATGTCCTACATGGCTCGCCTTGTTGGGTCTTCGACCATCACTGGTCGATCGCCACTGCTTCCTCTGATCGTCATGAGCAGCCGAACGTCCGGCGTCTATTCTGTGGTTGGCTCTCCTTTCGACTTGCGGTTGATTCGCATGGACAATCTTGCGGCCGGCGAGGTGCTTACCATCGGATCGGATAGCTGGAAATGCTTCCCGATCATTAGGCGCAGCGGCGCTGCCGGCGTCGAAAACTCAGACTTTTACGGCTACGCATACCGCGTGATCTCATGAGCGCGAGCCTTGGCCCGATTGCCGGTGCCGACGAGTGGGCTTTCACGGCGCCAACCTTCGCGAGTCCATGGAACACGGGCGTTGTGGCGCCTGACGTGTCCGTGCTACGCAATTCTGGCGTTCGTAGCGATCCTGGGCTGTTGCCCGTGACTGAGCTTGTGTACGAGGGCGACCTTGTTCCGGCGTTCGGAGAGGACTTCTTCGATCGCGTGCACTACTCCTGGCTCTCACAAGACCTCGGCAACGTCATTAGCCTGCAGACCGTGACGTTGTCCGTTTGGAATGCGTTCCGGCGCAGCGAAAACTTCATCGCATTCACTCCAACGAACGATGAGGGAATCACGGTTTCTGGCGTGCCAGCGCTCCCGTCAAGCATCCCCGCGCTGCGCGAGCTGACGCTTACGTTTGAGGTGGACACCCAAGGGCCGCCTACCATCGACGCAAGCTACGCATTCGACTGGCAGACGGTCGATGCGACCGTCTCAATCACTGGCTCTCGCATCACTGCGTGGTCATTCGCTCCAGACTGGACGAACGGGATCGTCGAGCGCCTGCAATGGCAAACCGACGTGCTGCAATCGTTCGACATGCGCGAGCAAAGGCGCGCGCTGCGCATTGCCCCTCGAAAAACCTTCGAATTCGACGCGTTCTTCAGCGGGGCCGAGAGGAGGTACGCCGAGGCATCGATCTGGGGCTGGGGCGCGCGCGTGTGGGCTCTGCCGATTTGGCCGGATGGTCAGGAGCTGGCCGCGTCCTTGCCGGCCGGATCGACGGTGATCTCGATCGACACAACGACACGAGATTTCCAGGCTGGCGGCCTGGCGATGATCCTGGGCGACGCGTTCAACTTTGAGACGTTAGAGATCGAGTCCGTCGCGTCCGACAGCATCACGCTGCCTCGACCGACCGCGCGCACCTGGCCCGCAGGCACGCGGGTGTACCCGGCGCGCGAGGCGAGGTTGGACGCCAGCGTCAGCCTGCCGCGCTGGACGGGCGATGCCGCTGGCTCCAGGCTCACGTTCAGGCTGGTGGAGCCAGTGGATAACGCGGCCAGCGGCGGCGCCACGACGTATCGAGGCTACGCGGTACTCACGCGCGAGCCGAACTGGATTGCCGAGCCGAGCGTTGAGCTGCAGCGCAAGCTTGCGGAGATCGACAACCTCACCGGCGTGAGGTATTTCGACGACGAATCGGGCTTGCCGTCGCCGGTGCAGCGCATGCATTGGACGCTGAGCAGTAGGTCGGAGATTGAGTCCGTGCGGCAGCTGCTCTACGCGCTACGCGGGCGCCAGGGCGCTGTTTGGGTGCCAACATGGACAAACGATCTTGCGGTCGTCGCGACAATCGACATGTCCGCCACCGCGATCGATGTCGATTACTGCGCATACACAAAGCAGTATGCGGTAGCCACTGGCCGGCGCGACATCAGGATCGCCCTTGCTAGCGGGGCAGTCCTGTACCGCAGGATCACTGCGGCGTCAGAGTTAAGCGCCGCCACCGAGCGCCTGACCATCGATACGGCGCTCGGCGTTACCGTGCAGCCGAGCGATATCGTTACGGTGTCATTCATCTCGCTCATGCGCCTCGAGGCCGACGACATTGACATTGCTTACTGGACGGGCAGCATCGCGGAAGTCGCACCAGTTATGAGAGGCTTCCAGCATGACGTATGACGCACGAGAAATAAGCGTCGACACCGGCCGCCCGGTCGAGGTCTACACCTTCGCCCGCGACTATCAGCGGTGGCGCTACACGAGCGCAGACCGCGACGTGACCATCGACTCGCAAACGTTCGTGGCGAAGCCGATCTCGCGCTCGGCCATCGAGGCCACTTCTGAGAAGGCGCGCCTTGCGTTGACATTGACAGTTCCTCGCGATCTAGAGGTGGCCGATCTGTACCGCGTGGTGCCGCCGACTATGGCAGTGACGTGCGTGGTGCAGCAATACCATCAGGACGACACCGAGCTGGTTACAGTCTGGTCGGGCCGCATCCTGACCGTCGAATGGGCCGGCGCATCCGCGCGGATCAATATGGAGCCGGTCTACACGGCTCTGCAGCGCAATGGCCTGCGCCGGGCGTACCAGCGCCAATGTCCGCACGTGCTCTACGGCATCGCGTGCCGCGCAAACCGCGAGTCGTTCCGAACGGACGGCACCGTCGATTCCGTTGTCGGATCGGTCATAAACGTGCCGGAGGTCGATTTGCTCGCTGATGGGTACTTCTCTGGCGGGTTCATTGAATGGGACATCGCCGCCGGCATCCCGGAGCGCCGTTTCATCACCAACCATGTGGGCGGAGCCTTGAGCGTTACAACTCCGCCAATCGGGATCACGGGCGGCACCATCGTGCGCGTGTACCCGGGATGCGACCACACCATCACAACCTGCAACTCCAAATTCTCCAATGCCGTGAACTATGGCGGCATGCCGTACATCCCGACCAAGAACCCGTTCGGCGGTTCGCCGATCTACTGAGGAAGCAATATGTGGGTCTATCTCGCGCTGCTCGTGGCAAGCGTGCTCATATCGCAGGCGCTTGCACCGAAGCCTCCGCAACCGAAGCCGGCAGCACTCTCGGACTTCGATGTGCCCACAGCCGAGGAGGGGAGGCAGATTCCTGTCGTGTTTGGAGAGGTTTGGATTAAAGGTTCCAACGTACTTTGGTACGGCGACCTGCGCTCGACGCCGATCCGCAAAAAAGGCGGGAAGAAGTAGCCCATGGATGAGCCTATCGTTACGCTCGCCCACTGCCGCACGCTCGGCTATTGCGCGCACGGCATGCGCACCTTCTTCGCGCGGCACGGCCTTGATTGGGCTGGATTCAGGGAACATGGGGCCGCCGCCTCAGTCATCGAGGCGACCGGTGATTCGATGGCAATCGCGGCGGCGCAGCTCGCGCGCGATGAGGCGGAGCAAGGCGAGCAATGAGCGGCGGAAGCAAAGCAGTTACCACCGGGTATCGCTATTACATGGGCCTGCACATGAACATGTGCTACGGCCCCGTGGACTCACTGTTGCAGATCAACGCGGGGGAGCGCACTGCCTGGACGGGCAACGTGACCGCTTCCGGGCAAACGACGATCAACGCTGGCGAATTGTTTGGCGGGGACGAGCGCGAGGGCGGCGTCCAAGGCACGGTCGACGTGATGATGGGCGAGGCCAGTCAGACAGCCAATGCGTACCTGACGTCGATGCAAGGCTCGCCGCAGCCTGGGTATCGCGGCATCTTTGGAGTGGTGTTCCGCCAGGGACTGATCTCGTCCAATAACCCGTACATCAAGCCCTGGGCGTTCAAGGTGCGCCGCATCCTCAAAGGATGGCAATCCGACGCGCCTTGGTACACGGCGAAGGCCGCTATCGTGCTGCCGGGCGGCGTTGGGCAAGCGATGAATCCGGCCCACATCATCTACGAGTGCCTCACAAACTCCGAGTGGGGAATGGGCTACGGATCAAGCCTCATCGACGACGCAAGCTTCAGGGCTGCCGCAGACACGTTCTACGCCGAGGGCTTGGGCCTGTGCATCCAGTGGACACGGCAGCAGAAAATCGAGGAATTCATCCAGCAG